AGCGCGACATCTATTGGCGGCATCGTTTTAAGCAGCGGAAGCCCGCGAAGCCACAGGCACACCCGCTTCCTGATCGGGACGCCGAAATCAAACGGGTTGACCTCTTGATCCTGCTTGCGGAAGGCGGCGCTCGGGTAGCCGCGCGGGTTCTCCAGCGCGACCATCTGAGCCGGCGCATTGTACAGAGCCATAAAGAACGAAAGCGCGGCCTCCCGCTTCTCGGCGCGGCCTTCGTCGTTCCAGTTCGCCGCACCCGCGTAGGTCAGGTAGGTGCAAGGAGGGTGACCGATTATCAAATCCCATGAACCGCCATAGGCTACGTCCAGCGCGTCGCCTTGGACGTGCCAGCGTGGGTCACCTTCAGTGGGAAGGATGTCACAAGACCATGCGTCGTGACCCTTGCGTCGAAAGGCGTCTCGGACTGTGGCGGAATACTCACAAGCGACGAGCACCCTCATCCCTCATCTCCACTATTCCTGGTGGCGGTGGCGATTGCGGCATGGAAACGGGCGATGGCGGGCGAAACGTGGCCGCTGAACTCTCTGGCATCCTCGTCCGTCGTGATGCGGTTCTCGAAGTCAACGAGCCGGTCCAGCAGGAAAGCGCCAGTTCCCAGCAGTTCAGCATTCACCCCCTCTACAGGAGGGATTGGTTCACTCGCTGCGCTCGTACCCATCGAGACTGAGGCTGCGGGCGGGGGTGGCAGGGGCATCCAGTGGGTGGGGTTGGCCTTCATGATTTGGCCGTTGAAAGTGGCCAGCCCCCAATCGCCGCTGTCGAAAAGCATCCCTTCGGTGACGCCCCATCGCGGATCGAAAATGATGACCTTCTTGCCGCGCCGTGCCGTCTCAATCGGTTGCCAGCCTACAACACCCGTTCCGTGACCCTCGGTGGGGACGGACGGCGAAGCCGGGAGTGAACCCTTATCTGCGGCTTCGGAGACAAGGCGGAAGGCGATGATGTCGCAGCCGCTGCCAAGCCGTCCGCTCCAGTTCAAGCGGTCGCTATCTCGCTTGTGGTCGTCGTCGGTAAGCCCGCGCTCTTCAGTGCGCCAGTTGACCACCCGCCCCGGCACCGGATTCTCCCCTCCGCTCCAGTCGTACCAAACGCCCGGCTCGTAGGTCTCCGGCTTAACGTCTCTATTGGTCATTGGTCAGCCAATCCAGAACAGCGAGAGAACGCCAGCCATAACAGCCAGCAGGATGATGGAGCGGGGGCGGAACACCTCAGCCAGGGCCATAGCCCAAACCGGAGGCTCATCGGACGGGCGGAAATCAAACCCGCGACTGCTCTGGTTGGTGGCCTGAGCTGCGGCCATGCGGTGATCGGTGTAGCTGTGACGGTCGTTCATTGGGTTTCCTCCCTCTCAGAAGCCTTGGCCATTTCAGCGAAGGTTTCTGCCCATGAATGTATGATGTCGCCCATAGCCCGGTTGGAACGCTCGTTTTGCTCCCATACCTTCTCAAGCTTGGAGCCTTGGCGGGGGCGGACTGCAATCGGGTTTGGCTGCTTCATGACCGTTAACTTAGGCTCCTTGCTGGCGTAGTCAACTGATATTTTCATCGTCCCGTTACCGCCTCTAGCAGCTTGGCGCGCTGACCCGTCGCCTTCTCGCAAGCCTCGTTCAGCTCGCTCAGGGTCGGAAACCAGTTAGGCTTTACCGTCCGCATCGCAAAATCCATGCAGACGCCCTTGGCTATGTCAGCCGGGTATTGCGCCAGACAGGCGGCATAGAGGCTCATCGTCAGGTCGAGCGTTGCCGTGTCATCACCACGGCGAGCCGTTACCGCGTGAAGCCCTGCCACCCACTCCTCGCACTTGTCCAGCGTCGGACGGGTCATCGCAGCCTCGACCGCGTTCCGTGCCGTTGTCCGGTTTGACGGGGTTAATCCAGACACCTGAAAGCCCGTCGTCCGGTTGTAGTACCCGCCTTCCGGCGGAAACATCATCCTGATTTGCGGCTTGGCGACGACGCTCAGCGAGGATTCCAGCCATGCCAGTAGCTTTCGATCTGTCTCCGCTGGCCGTTGGCTTTCCAGCCGCTCCCGCACCGCGCCGATTGCGACACCACGTCCGCCATGTTGCAGGCCAGTCGAGTTTGCATCCTCCTGCGCCCGGTTTAGCAATCCAGAAATCACGGAATTGATCGGCTTCATGAGATATTTCCCTGACGCTCATGTTTTGTTGGTTAAGGGCGAACGCTACGTCGGCTTGCGATGGAACCCAATCTGAAGGCAATCGAGTGCCTTTCTTTGGAGAAGCTGTAAGCTTCTCTTTCTTTAACTCTGGTTCTGGTTCTGGAGAATGCTTAAGCAATCGTGAAGCATTTGCTGAAGCCAGTTTGTTAGATTTCAACGCCTTAGCTCTTGCCCCGGCTTTCCCCGACTGCGATCTTTTTTGCGATTTTTCTTCAGCGATTGAGAGTTCAGCGGAAAGCCTTTTCTGCGTAAAGCCGCCTTCGCATGGCGTGAAAAACTCCAGAACCTCGGCGCAGATTTTTGCCCAGCGCGAGGGGGTAAGGCCCGCTATTCTGGCCAGCTTGACGGGGTTATCAGACAAGACGCCTTCGGAGCGCCACATGGTCATCAGGAGGAGCAAATATGCCCCGTGCTGTTCGGTGGTCAGGTGTCGTGTGTCGCCAAGGTAGTCAGCGACATAGAGCTGCATGAACGGCGCGCTCACGGAACAACCCGGAGGCTTGCGCGATTAGTCTGGTGGCGGTAAAACCGCATAGTCGATGGCTCCGTGTAAGCCGTTGGCGTTTCGCGGTTCAGTCGTAACCCTGAGCCGCACCGAATGTTATCCGTCATTGATCTCAAAATATCAAGGCGGGAAACAGGGGAACGCGGCGGGGATTTGCTCCCCCTTGTACCCGCTGCGGAGGACGAAGGCCCGGCACGTGAATCATCCGTGCCGGGCCTTTTTCTCACCCGATCAGCCTAAGCGGAACCACGGTCCCTGCTTTCAAATGGTCGCCCCTTAGAAACGCCTCCGCAAGAGCGCGTCTAAAGCGCAAGTCTCCCTCTCGCTGGCGGTTCTCTGCCTCGCGTTCCTTGTCCAGTCCTGGTGGTGTCGATCTGGCCAGCACAGCGGCCTTCAACGGGCGAAAGTAGTGGGTGCTATTGGACACGCGCGGCCTCCGGCAAATGCTCACCACGATAGATCGACAGAGCAATGGCTCTCACCAAGCGTTCGCTGCTATCCTCAAGCCGGTTCCGGTTTTCCTGCGGAAGTGCTATGTCATAGGGACGGATGAACCCGCCGTATGTGTCCCGCGTAAACCGCAACCCTAGGGCTTGAGAACGCCCCTTGATGGCCATGAAGGTCCGGCCCATAATCGCGGCGGCTTCCTTCCTCGAAAGCCCTGATAGGGCCAGAACCCGCAAGCGCTCGTCTTGCTCGTCATCCCAAGCGTCCCCGTAGGCCGCAGACAGTTTCGGTGATGGATTGATCGGCTTAGTCATTTGGCTTTCCCCTAAAAGGCCGTGACGGTATTTTCTGTTTCGGGCCGTTCTTATCAAACCCGCGTGACTGGATAAGGCCAAAGCCTCTGGTTTGGCGTCTGGCCCACTGGCCCTTCTCGTTGCCTTGCCGCTTGGCCTTGGCAATGCGCTTAACGTCGTCGCCAGTCTTAAGCGTCCGATGGCAGACCGTGTGCGCTACCTTTAGATTATCGTCCGAATCATCAAACGACAGCGCCCACGGGATGACGTGTTCGACCTCGAAAAGTTGGCCGATCTTGATCTTGTCTCGGCAAAGGTAGCAGCGTCCGTCTTCCTTCACGAAGACGCGGACCCGGCGAGCTTTGGACATTGAGGGCCTGGGTGGAGCGGCGGTCACAAGTCCCGCTCTTTCCATACGTCCTTTGCGCGGTCTGCGATGCCAGCAAAATGATCTCCCACCGCAATCTCAACCTCGCGATCTGTAGGCTCGCGGCCTAGTTCGTCCGAAAGACGGTCATACTGAGCAATCCAAATCTCTTTCATGACGCGCAATATCCTCCATCACACCCGCTCTCTGTTTGGCTCTTGCCAGTGCTATCGGAGAGGGAGCGATATTTGCCTCTCTTAGCTTGTGACCAGCGCACGACCTCATGAATGCCTGTTGCGCCCATTTTGGACGCAGGCCGAAAGAAAGTGCGAGGCTTTCCGTTGCTGGTGATCCCCATCTCCCCCTCTAGGCGCGCTACGTCCTGAATTACTACGTCGGGGGTCATAAGCAGGCCCTCGCGGTTCTCATTGATGCACAGTTTGCACTCTTTGGACTTGTGCGGGAGAACCTCAAAACCAGCCCGCAAAATCAGCGCATCACGCTGTTCGTTGGTCGTGTCCCAAAGCGGCTGGCGAAGGTCGCGGCCTCCATGCGCCTCGCTCTTGTAAACCCACTCAACAGTGTTTGACCGTTCGGCGCTTTCGTGGCGACGCTTACCATTCGCACAGATGGCTTTTCCGGTCGGGTCGTGTTCCGCCAGAAACGCAATCGTCGGAATCATCTTGAGGATTTCGGTGCAGAACTGGATGCCCTGTCGCGGGAACGCCTTTTTGAACTTCACAAGCGCCTCAAACCCCATCGACGTTGTGCGGGCATGGCGGAACCCGTAGCTTTCGCACAGGACTTCAACACGCTCGATGCGTTCGTGCCATGACTCCTGATTGCCGACCGCTGGCATTGACCAGCCAGTATCGTTGTAGAGGCACAGGACGTTCTTAAAGCCGTTCTCGTAAAACCACTGGATTAGCGCGATGGAGTCGTTTCCGCCGCTGTTAGCGACGACGTACCAGCCCTCGCCAAGCGACCCTCCGTCAAGGCTATGAACTAGGTCATATTGAAATGCGCTCATGTTTCTCTAACCTCCGCCCCAGTCAGAGCCTTCAGCAGCTTGACCTTGATGCGGTAAACGGGGTGCTTACGGGTGATGGGACTTTTCGTGTCCTCGATCACTTGTCTGCCATTCTCGACATAGGTAGCATCAGGAATGAAAGTGCAGACGAGTTGTCCGTTGACGACAAGCGGCATTCGCACTTGACGAGCAAGGTCGGAAATCTGACCCGCTCGCTGTAACAGACAAAGTTCGGACCACCGCCGAGCCTCCTTGGCTGAATCGAACGACAGGCCATCAACCTCAGTCTTTCGGTTGCGAAACTTGGGAGGCTTCACCGGCCAGACACCAGCTTAAGCTCTAGAACTGACAGGGCGCGCAGCTTGGCGTAAATGGGCGCTCTAGCCTTCTTTTGCTTGATGGCCTTTGCCAATTCATCCTTCAGCGCGTCGCGTTCACGCGCGATCTGCGCAAGGTGACGGCCTCTCATGGCATCGGCAGAAAAGAACGGATGCTGATGCCATTGCGCGGTTGGCGCATAGACTTTGGCCGGACGATGAAAGAACCCGTAGCGGCTTACGATGCGTTTGAGAAAGGCCAGCATCACACACCCCACGCAGCGAGGATGACGACAGTCAGAACCAGGCCGATCACGTTAGCGGCCTTTGCCCATGCGGGCGGAAAGTGCAGTTGCTCAAACACTAGGCTTCTCCCTTGGCTTTCCGGCGCGCTCTGGCCCGGTCCATGATTTGCTTGATGACCGCCCCATAATAGGCGGCGTCCAGTCGGCTTTTGCGCCGCATTTCTTGGGCTTCCGCAAGCTGCTGCGGCTCGCCGTCACGAAGATAGTCGGTAAGCTGTTTGGTCATGACCGCATCTTAGGCATACCGAAAACGCTATGTCTATCGCAAAAAACATAAGAAAACGGCTTGACGCCCTCTCCGATCCCGTGGCTATATGTGTCCAACAAGGGAGAGACGTTATGACCACGCAAGCACAACTCGACAACGCGCTGACCGAATACGCCAGCGAAAACGGCGACGGCTTTTATTGCCGCGACTGGGTTGGCGCATACGAGTATCAGGAGGAAGGTTTTGCGATGGCAGAACGTGCGCTGGCCATTGCGGAGGATGACCGCGAAAGCTGGCTTGAAGGACAGCGCGCGGCGTTTCCGCAGTCGGCCCGTTACCTGATTGCGGTGGCCACTGACTACCGCCTTGCCGATTTGGCTGATGAGGCCAAGCCTGCCGCCAAGCCCAACTTTTTCGCCATTGCCGCTGACATTACGGGAGCGGTGTGATGCGGGATGATGCCGCAGGAGAAGCGATTGGCTGCCTGTTCTTTGTCGTCATGTTCTTTGCATGGCTGACGCACGTTATCGCCTGCTTGATGCAAGGCGAGTGGGGCTTCCTGATAGCGGGAGCGTTGTTCTTCCCTGTTGCCATAATCCACGGCATCGGGCTTTGGTTTGGGGTGTGGGGATGAGCGCGGTAAAGAGCCACTTCCACGACCAGATTTGCGCGGCGGAAGGCGATGATGACTATCCGCTCTGCTTCCCGCGCGACAACGACACGGATGCAAGTTTTTGCCCCGAGTGCGGCGAACCGGAAGCGTCCCCGTCTGTCGAGGCGTTCGAGGTGTACGGCGAGGTCATGTGCCAGGATTGCGCGCGTCAGCTTTTCGAGGACGACGGCAGAGCGCACATTCTGGAGGCGATGCAATGACTGACATCATCGAATCCATACGCGGCCTTCGCAATCAGACAATTACGTTTGAATCCGCAATGTCAGATTTGACCGTCGCAATCGGTAACGTCGAGCGGCTGTCTGATTTGCAGCCCGACCAGATGGAGCGGCTTTGGAAAGCCGTGGCCCGTCTCGGCAACGCAGCGGCGGCTAAAGCCAATGACTGACCGTCCCCTTGCAAAGTACGAGGATGGCCGTTTGTGGCTGGACGAAGGCGGTGTCTATGTGCCGTCGTCACGGTTTAGCGTTCTAATGCGATGGGATCACTTTAGGCATTGGGATTATGCCCCCGCCGTAAAATATGCGCGTGATTTGAAAATCGCGCTCGATCAATACGATAAGGCAATAGAGGAAGCCAAATGCGAAGCAGCGACACACTAGGGAAGATCAGCCCAGCGCTGGTCAAGGCCATCAACGCAATCGAGGGGGTTAAGAAGGGTGCGGATAACCCGTTCTTCAAATCCAAGTACGCCAACCTCGAAAGCGTCATTGAGGCGGCGCACGGTGCGCTGGAGGCTAACGGGCTGGCCGTGATGCAAGGGCCTGGTCCAATGGACGGCAACTGCATCACCCTGACCACGCGCCTCATCCATGAGAGCGGCGAGTGGGTGGAGACTGACTTCTCCCTTCCCGCTGGCAAGATGGACCCGCAAGCCGCAGGGTCGGCAATCACCTATGCCCGCCGCTACTCGCTCATGGCCATGCTGAATATGCCCGCCGTGGATGATGACGGGGAAGCGTCGATGCCGCGCACAACGAAGCCCGGCGAGCCTAAGAACCCCAACGTCAGCGTTCATCCCGAAGGACCCGACTGGTACAAGACGGAGGGCGCGGGAATGTCCGCAGCCAAGGCCAAGGCCGAAGGGCTAGGCGAGTTGGTCAATCAGTGGCTAGGCGATCTGGAAACCATCCCGACCGTTTCTGAGCTGCGCGATTGGGCAGACCTGAACGGCGACACTATCCGCACCATGCCGAAGGGCTGGCGCATTGAAGTCCGCGAGGCATTCGACCGGCGCGGACGTGAACTAGGAGCGATGTAATGGCGTATGAGCAGAAACCCGGAGACATTGCCGTCTTCAAGGAAAAGGACAAGCGGAACGACCGTGCGCCTGATTGGCGTGGGAATCTGATAGTCCCCGAAGGCGCGAAGTCCGGCGACAAGCTGGAGGTGGCGTTCTGGGCGAAAGGCGACAGCGGCACCATGCTAGCCGGGTCGGTGAAGTTCCCGACGCAGCGCGACGCTGGCCCTGCCCGTGAAGCCCAGCCGCAACGTGGTGCGTCGTTTGACGACGATATTCCGTTTTGAGTGACCGAGCCGTCATCACCCTGCGTTCGCAAACTGACCGAGACAAGGCCAGCAAGTGGGCGCAGGGCGTCCCTCTAGGCAGCAAGATTGTCTATCATGGCCCACAACGCAGCATCGACCAGAACAGCGCGCTATGGGCCGCTCTCGGGGACATTGCCCGACAGAGAGATTATCACGGCCTCAAGCTCACGCCTGACGACTGGAAAATCCTGTTTCTGGACGCCCTGGACCGTGAGACAAGAATGGTCCCTAACCTCGACGGGACGGGCATGGTCGGAATAGGCCGGTCTTCGTCCAGCCTGAGCGTTGAGGAGTTTACCGGCTTGCTCAGTTTGGTTTACGAATGGGGCAACCGTAATGGCATTGTGTGGAGCGACAAGCCCGATGAGTGACCCGCTTTATGCCGTCCGCTCATACGCCTGCGAGAAAAGCCGTGCAGCCCGCGACAAATGGCTAGCCTTCCGCGAAAGCCAGCGTATGCCCGTCCACCAAATCAGCGGTAAGCATGATGACCCGCCCGGCGCGTTCATGCGGCAGTTTGAGAAGGCTCGCAAATGACCGACCATTGGCACACCGAGCTAATGCAGGACGGCGACCGCTGGAGCTTCACGCTTACGCAGAATGGCGTCTTACACACGCGCATGGCCAACTACAAAAGCCGGAAAGCCGCGCTCAAGGCCGCTGACTGGCACCGAGCGCCTATGAGCGAGCGCCCGTCGATTGCGGATGAGCTTGCAGCGTTGGGCTTGTGACGGGAAAAAAGAAAACACGCAAAAAACGCTCAAAGGGTATTGCGTAACATCTGCCTATGTGGGACAAGGGTTCATCGGCGCAGGGCAATCAAGCACTAGCCGGAACGGAAACAGACAGATGGTCCCGCACAACTACCTCAACGCCAGCGAAAACATCGCCCAATACCAGGCTGACCAGATCGACCGCCAAGAGGTAACCGTCGATTGGTATCTCGACCACATGATCGACGCCTGCGTGTTCCGCTGGACCAGCGACGAAGACGCCGGGATGGGTCTGGACCCGTGGCGGTTCTACATGGACCTCCCGATTGAGCCGGAGGACGTTGCCGCGCGAGGCTGGCGGTTGTTCGTTCAGCGCAAGGATATGCCCGCCGAACTCCAAACCGAGAAGCACGTTCCGTTCCCGCCCTTTGTTTGGCCGGACACTTGCTCGGAGGCCAAACTGCAAGACGCGGCAGACCAACGCTGGAATAGCCAGTGACCCCCGCTGAATACCGCGCCGCCCTCTCAACCCTCGGCCTGTCGCAACAAGCGGCGGGCCGTTGGCTAATGGTAAGCCCCAAGACCGCACAGAACTACGCCACCAAAGGCCCTAGCGGTCCAGCTCAACGCGCTATCCTGATGGCCCTCAAGCACGGAATGGAATAATGCTGGAAACCTATCGTCACCCCGACGCCATGAACGGCGGTCAGCCGATTAAGGTATATTGCAACTTTGGCGCGCTGTATCTGACCATCACGGAGGAGTTCGTGGACGCGCTGATCGACTTTCGCCGTAAGGCCGCTGGCGAGGTCGCTTATTGGGCTGCAAACCGTGACCTGGGCCGCTTTGCCAAAGACGAACAAAAGCGAGCGACGCGCGAGGAAAAAGCCGCGACCATATGGCTTAAGCACTTTACGGAAGTGGGCAAAAAGCAGCCGCTCCGCACGTTTCCCGCCGAGATGAGCGATGAGCTAGACGCGGCATTGCGGGCGGGCTTGAAAGCCCTCGACAGCTAAGGCATAATCTCAACCGCTCTATGTACGGCGCTTCGGCAATGGCTAGACGCACAGAACTAAAATAGATGGTGAAATGTTGTCTGGCTTCCGACCATCGTTGCCCGGTGAGCGTCGCGGCGGTCGCCAGAAAGGCACGCCTAACAAAAGCACGGCGCTCCTGAAGGACGCTATCCTGCTTGCTGCTCAGAAGGCTGGCGGTGGGACGGACACAGGGTTGGTGGATTACCTGACCGTACAGGCCAGCGAGAACCCCGGCCCGTTCATGTCGCTGCTTGGCAAGGTTCTGCCGATGCAGCTTGCGGGTGACCCTGATGCGCCAATCTCGATCAGTGTCTCTTGGCTGAAACCCGAGTAATCCCCTACGCCCCTCGCCGGGTGTTCATGCCGTTCCATAACCGGACGCAACGCTTTGCAATCGGGGTGGCTCACCGGCGCTGCGGGAAGACCGTGGCCTGCATCAACGACAAGATCAAACGCGCCATTGAGAGCGACAAGCCTCACTATCGAGCGGCCTATCTCGCGCCGTACCTGAAGCAAGCCAAAGACGTGGCATGGGAGTATCTGAAGCGGTACAGCCAGCCGGTATGGGCCAAGCCTCCGAATGAGTCGGAGCTGTATGTCGAGCTGATCGGCGGCAAGCGCATCAAGATTTACGGCGCTGACAACCCGGACGCTCTGCGCGGTGGCTATCTGGACGACGCCACGCTTGACGAGTACGCCGACATGTACCCCGGCATCTTCGGTTCGATCATCCGCCCCATGCTGGCAGACCGGCAAGGTACGGCGACGTTCATCGGGACGCCGAAGGGTCGCAACGCGTTCTTTGATCTGTTTGAGCGGGCGAAGACGGACCCGGATTGGTTTCCGTTCTTCCTGCCTGCCTCAGAGACGCTCATCCTGCCGCAAAGCGAGCTGATAGCCGCAGCCAGGGAGATGACGCCGGAGCAGTATGAACAGGAGTTTGAATGCTCGTTTGAGGCCGCAATCATCGGTGCTTACTACGGTAAGGACATGGCCGAGAGCGAGCGGGCTGGGCGCATCACCGACGTGCCGCATGATGCAAGCCTGCCGGTCTATACGACGTGGGACTTGGGCATAGGGGACAGCACGGCCATCTGGTTCTGGCAGGCTCACGGGCCTGAGATACGGGTAATCGACTTCTACGAGGCCAGCGGCGAGAGCATTGAGCACTATGCCAAGGTCTTGCAGGCCAAGCCGTACCGCTATGAGGCCGATTGGGTTCCGCATGACGCGAGGGTCAGGGAACTAGGCACGGGCAGGACGCGGATTGAGACGATGGTGGGGCTGAAGCTCAAGCCCAAGCTGGTGCCTAACCATAAGATACTGGACGGCATCAACGCAGGCCGGGTCTTGTTCCCGCGCATCTGGTTTGATCGTGACAAGTGCAAGGCGGGGCTGGAGTGCCTGCGCCAGTATCGGGCGGACTACGATGAGAAGGCAAGGGTCTTCCGTGACGGGCCTAAGCACGATTGGACCAGCCACGCTGCCGATGCGTTCCGGTATCTCGCTATGGCCTATCGGGAGATCAAGCCGGAAGCCAAGGCGGTTGAGCAGCCAATCAGAGGCATCCGTGATATGACGTGGGACGATCTGCTGGCTAATCAGCCGGTGGCTGTGCCGTATGAGAGGGCTTGATGCATTGGGATGAACCCTTGATGGCCGGAACCCGCGTGGTTATCCGGTCGCGTCCAAAGACGGGGCAAGGCTGCGTCGTGTCTGACATCGCTTTCCTTCAACCAACTACGCCCGTCCGCGTTTTGCTGGACGATGGGCGCAAAGAGTGGTTTTCGGGAATGGACCTGCTGGCAGAGCCAAGCGCATAGACGTTCTATCGACAAGCGGAACCGCGCACGATACATTCCCCATAACGCTTGCGAGGGGCCATGCTTCCCACCGAACCCGACAATCAAGAAGCCGTCAACCTCGTCACCAAGTGGATTGACGAGATTAACGTCGCTGAGCAAGAGCTTCAGCCGTGGTGGAAGGCTGGCGACATCATCATTCGCCGGTTCAAGAATGAGAACCGCAACCGGGCAGGCGGGCGTCCCTCGATAGCTGAGAACCGCAGGCGTTTTGCCGTGCTGTGGTCCAATGTGCAGACGCTTCAGCCTGCCATCTACGCCAAGCAGCCGGTGCCGATGGTGTCGCGCCGGTATCGTGACGAAGACCCTGTAGGCAAGGTGGCGTCGGACGTGCTGGAGCGGGCGCTAGGCTATAGCCTCGATCAGTACGACTTCGATGGACGGGTGAAGCTGTGCGTTCTGGACTATCTGCTGCCGGGCAGGGGCCAGGTGTGGGTCCGCTACATCCCGCATATGCGCAAGGTCAATGCGGAGGACGATCCGGAACTTGGCGAGGGTGAAGAGGACGCGGACGGCGTTGACGCCAAGGTAGCGGCGTCGGAGGCCGAGGGCCTCGGGCCGGATGATACCCCGATGCACGAAGCGACTGAGGAAGTCGTGTACGAAGAGGTCCAGTGTGACCATGTTGCGTGGAAGGACTGGCTGACCAATCCAAGCCGTGAGTGGTCAGAAGTCCGGTGGGTTGGGCGGCGCGTCTATATGACGAAGGCCGAGCTTACCGAGCGATTCGGTGCTGAGAAGGCCAAGCAAGTCCCGCTGACCACGACGGTTACGGGTGCGGGCAACGATCAGGCCGAGGACGCACAGCGCCGTGCCAATCACACGGGCGAGGTCTATGAGATTTGGGACAAGCCCAGCAAGAAGGCCTATTGGCTGTGCAAGGGCTATACGGGCGGTGTGCTTGATGAGCGTGAAGACCCGCTAGGGCTTAAGGGCTTCTTCCCCTGCCCAGCCCCGCTCAACGCCACCACGGCCAATGACAGCACGATTCCGGTTGCGGATTACGTGATGTACCAGGATCAGGCCGAGGAGCTTGACGACCTGACGGCCCGCATTGGCAAGCTGCAAGAAGCCTTGCGGATGGTGGGCGTGTACGCTGGCGAGGCGAACCGCGAGCTTCAGTTGGTGTTCTCGCCGGGCAATGAGAACAAGCTCATTCCCATCGACACATACGACATCTGGAAAGAGAAGGGCGGCGTTCGCGGCCTAATCGACTGGGTGCCGATTGATATGGTTATCGAGGTGCTGCGTGGGTGCTTTGAGACGCGCGCGCAAATCCTCAACGACATTTACCAGATCACCGGCCTGTCAGACATCATTCGGGGTGAGTCGAACCCCAACGAGACGGCGACAGCTCAACGGCTGAAGGGCCAGTGGGGAAGCCTGCGTGTTCGTGACCGGCAGCGTGATTTGCAGCGGTTCTGCCGTGACGCCATCCGGCTGAAGGCTGAGGTCATTGCCGAGCATTTCAGCGTTGAGACGCTCAAGGTCATGACGAACGTGAAGCTGCTTACGGCGGCTGAAAAGGCTCAGATTGAGCAGATCATGCCGATGATTGAGCAGGCCAAACAAGCGGGTATGCCTATTCCGCCCGGTATCGAGCCTGCGCCGGAGATGCTGGAGCTGATGCAAGAGCCGACGTGGGACGACGTGATGGCCTTGCTCAAGAACGACGCGCTGCGCTCGTTCCGTATCGACGTGGAGACGGACAGCACGGTCGAGCCTGACGAGAACGCAGCGAAGATGGCGTTTACCGAGTTCACCACGGCGACGGTGGGTCTCTTGCAGGCTGCGGCGGGGATTGTCCCGACTGCCCCATACACGGCTCCGCTGTTCGCTGAGATTCTGAAGCAAGGCGCGCGGACGTTCAACGTCAGCCGGTCGATGGAAGACGTGATTGATAAGGTGTTTGAGACTGCCGGAGAGCAGCCCCCCGCACCGCCTCCGGGTCCGCCGCCGCCTCCCCCGCCTGATGAAAGCGCAATCGCCGTTGAGCAGATGAAGTCGCAAACGGCTCAGATGCAGGCTCAGATCGAGCAAGAGCGAACGCAGATGGAAGGCCAGCTTGGCGCGGCTGAAATCCGACTGAAGGGCCAAGAGCTTCAGGTGAAGGCTGCGGCCCTCGCCCGTGACCCGACCCCACAAGGGAGCGCGTAATGCCGACGCTTGAGAAGACGCAACAAGGCAAGAGACAGGCCAGCGCACGGGACTTGAGTCTGTTCCCAACGGCGTCGAACTACAACGAAGACCTGCTGCGTCTGTTCGATGCAGAGGGCGTTCCGGCTGGCACGTTCAATGAGCGGCAACTGCGGTTCATCAACGGGCGCATGATTGCCAACTACACCAATCTCAATGAGGCCATGCAAGCCTTTGCGGACAGCAAGAGCTTTGACAACTGGTCCAGCCTTGGGACGCTCGACACTTGAGCCGCGCAACCTATCGCAAATGCCAGTCCTGCGGGGACATTCATGAAGTGTCTGAATGGCCGAGGACGTGCCTAGAGCAGTTCCGGAAGAAGCGTTCCGATCTGCCGATGCCCGCTATTCGGTCGGACGGAATGGACCCGATTCTAAACCACGCCAACGGCCTGATGTACGACAGCCGGTCTGCCTATGAGCGCGGCGTGAAGGATGCGGGCTGTGAGATTGTCGGCAATGAAAAGCTGACACCGAAGCCACGGGCGGTGCTGTCTGACCGTGAGCTTAAGCAAGACATCAAGACGGCTATTGATCAGGTGGAGGCCAGACTATGAGCGACATGGAAGACGACATTCGGGCAGCGATGGCCGAGGTTAGCGGAACTGCGCCAGAACCCGCGCCTGTTGAAGAGGTAGTGGTTGCGCCGGAAGCGGTAATCGAGGCTGAAACGCCCCCTGCTGAGCCTGAAACGGCTTCGGACGGACGTGAGCGCGGCCCTGACGGCAAGTTTATTGCCAAGCAGCCTGAAACGGTGCAAGATACTCCCGACCAGCCCTCGGAGGCAGTCGCGGACCCTGCTGTAAAGCTCGCCATCCGCGCCCCGGCTTCGTGGTCACCTGCGGCTAAGGCCACGTTCGACGCTCTGCCTCCAGAAGCCAAGCAAGCGATTGCGAAGCGGGAACAAGAGATCGACCACGGACTTCGGCGCAAGGCTGAGGAAGTGAAGCGGTACGAACCGTTGGAACAAATCATTGCCCCGCGCCGCGCTCTTTGGGCAGCTCAGGGGATGGATGAGGCTTCGGCAATCAAGACGCTGCTTGCAGCTCAGGACTTGCTGGAGCGTGACCCTAGGCAGGGTCTTGAGTTCCTGGCCCGTTCGTATGGCGTGAGTTTGAATACGGCCCAGCCGCAGGGACAGCCGCAACAGGCCCAGCCCGCACCGGACAGCCATCCAGAGATTGCGGCCCTTAAGCAGCAACTCCAAGTCTTGCAAAGCCAAGTCCAGACGGCGCAGACCGCGCCTATCGTCAGCCAGATCGACGCCTTCCAGAACGACCCTGCCAACCTGTATTTCGAGAACGTCCGCGATGATATGGCGGTCCTCTTGCATAACGGGAAGGCATCGGACCTGAAGGAAGCTTACGAGATGGCTTGCTGGATGAGGCCGGATATTCGCCCGTTCCTGCTTCCCTCGCAGGCCCCGGCGGCTCCAGTGCAGGACAAGGCGGCGCAAGCGCGACGGGCGGCTGTCAGCGTCACCGGGTCACCGGGTCAGTCCCGCATTCCCAAGTCCAACGGCACCATTGAGGACGATATTCGAGCGGCTTTTGAGGAAGTCGCCGGTTCGGCCTAGGAGAACATAAATGGCATCCCCGAATGTCTCGGAAATCGCCACCACTACCCTGCGTAACCGCACGGGCAAGCTGGCGGACAACGTCACCAACAACAACGCGATTCTCTCGCGTATGCAGCGTCGTGGCACCATCAAGCCGGTGTCTGGCGGTCGCACCATCCTGCAAGAGCTGGAGTACGCTGAAAACGTCACTTACCAGCGGTATTCGGGCTATGAAGTCCTGAACATCTCGCCTAGCGACGTGTTCACGGCTGCTGAGTTCGACTGGAAGCAAATCGCCGTCAACGTGACCATGAGCGGTCTGGAGCAACTGCAAAACTCCGGCGTTGACGCAATCATCGACCTGCTGGCCTCGCGCATCAAGAACGCCGAGAAAACCATGCAGAACGGTGTGGCCGAAGACCTGTACTCGAACGGTACGGCTTCGGGCGGCAAGCAGATCGGTGGCCTTCAGCTTCTCGTTGCTGACGACCCCACCACCGGCACTGTTGGCGGCATCAACCGTGCAACGTGGTCCTTCTGGCAGAACCAGAAGTTCCAAGCGACCTCGGACGGCGGTTCGGCTGCTTCGGCGGCTAACATCGTGCGCTTCATGAATACCCTCTACCGCAACTGCTCGCGCGGCACGGACAAGCCTGACCTGATCCTGTGCGACGACAACTACTTCGGCTTCTACGAGTCGGCGTTGCAGGACATCCAGCGCGTCACCAACCCCAACGAAGCGGACGCGGGCTATGTTTCGCTGAAGTACAAGGGTACGGATGTGGTGTTCGATGGTGGTTACGGCGGGGCTTGCCCGGCCAATCACATGTACATGCTGAACACCGGCTACATCCACTGGCGCCCTCACAAGGACCGCAACATGGTGCCGCTGGAGGAAGTCCGCTCGATCAACCAGGACGCCATGGTCAAGCCCATCGTGTGGGCTGGCAACATGACGCTCTCCAACGCCTTCCTTCAGGGCGTCCTCTTCCAGTCCTAAGCCCCCGAAAGGAGCAACTGACATGGCATCGACTGCCGCTACGGTCTTCTCGACCACTCCGACTTCGGGCGTTGACCTCGACTCGAAGTCGTCCACCCCGGCCTTCGCCGTCAACACGCGAGTTTTCGCCAATGACGGACGCTCGCACCTGTATGTGCGGGCTTCGGAGGCTCTTTCCTCGACGCAGACCATCACCATCGGCACTGCCGGTTCGGCATCTTCGGATGCTGGCTCGGCGGGCTGGACGGTCAACGTGACCGGAGGCGTCACGGCATCGCAATTCTTTTGGGCCAAGAAAACGGCCCTCTAACGCCTGTCCCTACTCCTAGCCTCCACTAGGGTTAGGTGATAGCTTAAGCGGCCTCTCGCGTTTGTGGGGGGCCGTTTTTGCTTTTCTATGGAAAGACGGCGCATCGCTGGATGCTCGCTCGGAATCTTTCCGTTTCCCTCGGATTAGGGGAGTTGAAAGAGCGGCTTCAGGGGTCCAACCCGCAGCTAGCCGCAACTGAACCGTATTGTAGTTGATGCCGTAAATCGCCGCCCACTCTTTGAGAAAACGGGTAACACCATCAATGGTGATGTAGCGCCTGTTATCGCGCGGTTCCCACGCCAGAATCTTGTCGAGAGGCGCGCACTTTACCAAAGAGAACGGGCGTATCAGTTCCGCAGCCGCCTTGGCGCGGTTCCCCGATATGCGCCAGTGCCAAACGTGCTTGTGATGAGGCATCGTTCCCTTGTGGGGCTTAACGTCTCGGATTGAGCCGCCGAACCGCTCTGCGCAAGCCTCAAGGGGAGCGTAATCGGTCATTGAAATCTGAATCATGGGACGCGGGTTCATGCTTTGCTTTTTGTTATTAACCAAAACGGCCACATAAGCTTCGCCGTCGATCAAGCCCGCAAAGTATGCAATAGGAAGGTGAGCGTATTTCATGGAGGTGAGTTTATGCTAAACGTCGTTTCAGTCAAGGTGGGGTCACGATACCCCATTGAGTACGTCACCCGCCTTCACGACGGCATCGCCCGCCATCTAGCGGAAGAGCAGCGCCATTGGTGTCTGACGGACGACCCTGAAAGCTTGCCGGAAGGCATCACGGCCATCCCGCATAACACGACGCTTCCGGGTTGGTGGCAAAAGGTCTTCTTATTCTGCCGTCAAATGCCGTGGGGGCTTGGCGAAGAAGTCCTCTACATGGATTTGGACGTATGCGTGACCGGCAGACTTGAGGGCTTGCCGCACGGCATCATCAAGGATTGGCATTGGCCCTGCTACAACTCGTCTGTGATGTGCTGGACGCACGGCGAGCATCGGGACATTTGGAGCCGGTTCACGCCAGACGTAATCGACCGGCCTACTGAGAGCCTTAAGGGCCTTCTCCCCGCTGGTCAGGTCAACGGCGGCGATCAGGAATGGATTAGCCAAGTCAGCGCGTGGCAGACGTTCCCGCCTGAGATGTTCGTGTCCTATCGTGATGCGGTCGCATGGCCTCCCGAGACGGCCAAGGCGGTCATATTCCACGGAAAGCCCAAGCCGGATGAAATCACTGAAGGATGGGTGCCGGGCGTCTGGAAGGTCGGCGGCTACACGGCCATGCCAGAGCTAAAGGGCATGAATGTCACCCATGACTTTGCCTACGGAAACGTGCGGGCCAACGTGCTTAGGGACTTGCCGTGGTTCACGGGCTTCGGTGAGCAAGAGAAGGGCTGCGTCATTGTCGGTGGCGGCCCCTCGCTTTCGGACAGCGTGAAGGCGATCAAGGATCATCGCAGGCGCGGCCTCAAGATCATCACGGTGAACAACGCCCTGCGGTTCCTGACGGACAAGGGGATTACGCCCGACGCTCATGTCATGTTGGATGCGCGGGAAGAAAACCTGCACATGGTGGAGGATGCGCCCAAATCCGTGCGCTACTTCCTCGCCTCGCAGGTTCATCCGTGCGTGTTTGATGCGCTTTCAGGGCATGATGTTGTTCTGTGGCACAATGCGATGGGTTCCGGTGAGGAACTGATGGAGATTATCAAGCCGTGGTTTGATGAAGGCCCCGACCAGCGCGCGTGTGTTCTGGTTCCCGGTGGGGGCACTGTAGGGCTTAGGGCGATCAATCTGGCGTGGCTGTCGGGTTACAAGAAAATCCACTTGTACGGCTTCGACAGCTCGTATGCGGAGGGCAAACACCACGCCTATTCGCAGAGCCTCAACGACGGCGAGCCTACGCAGGAAGTCGTGCTAGCCGACAAGACGTACACTTGCGCCCGCTGGATGATTAGGCAGGCAATGGAGTTCCAACAACAGTTCATGTACCTTCGTGATAGAGGCGTGAAGGTCATAGCGCACGGGTCCGGTTTGATTCCGGCAATGGGGAGATTGCTCAATGGCTGATGATGTTGTTATGTGGCGGGGTAAGCCGCTAGACCAAATGGACAAGCCGGAGTTAATCGCCGCTCTACAGCACATGGCGAGACTCCAATCCCGCGCGCAGGATGACCGAGAGAAAGAGCGCGAGGTTTTTCGGGCGGTTCTTGCGGGTCGTGGCCAATGACGATGCTGGAGAAGATGGCTGCGGCCCTTTCGGACGCTGACGGCGTATTTGCGGACGGGAGCTATCTGGAGATGGCCCGTGCCGCTCTCATGGCGATAAGGGAAGTCGATCAAGAGACCTACAACGCGGGGTGGGACGCGATGAGCGGAGAGCCAGACGCTGGCCCCGGCGAGCCGTGGCTGGCCATGATCGACGCTATTCTCGAAGGGAAAGCATGATGCTCGCTCTTGGCTTTCTCGCCGTCTGGCTGCTTTGGCTTGCTGCGGTCAGCGTCTTTACGAACGCGCGCCGATGAGCAGCCAATACCATGAACGCAACGGCAACGACCGGCGCAAGGCATGGGCAACGCTCAAGTGGTATCCAGAGCGGCTGACGGACGCTGATCGGGCGCTTCTGCTTTTGGATGAGCCGGACTTTTATGATCCCGTTGACGCCAACCGACATCTATATGACGAGCGAGGATTCGCAAAATGAGTGCGCCACGCATTGAAACCATCGGCGACTGCACCCTGTATCGGGGCGACTGCCGGGACATTCTGCCGACGCTTGGCCTTGTGGATGCGGTTGTTACGGACCCGCCTTATGGGATTGGCGAGGACGGAGGGCGCTTTCGTGACCGAAAGGGCGGCGGCCATCGGGTTTTGCCCAAAATGGGCTGGGATGGTGAGCGTCCCGACGCGGAGGTTTTCGACCTGTTGCTGGCGGCGGCTCGGCAGCACATCATTTGGGGCGGAAACTATTTCGCGGACCTTTTGCCGCCGTCGAAGGGCTGGCTCTATTGGCAAAAGCTAATGGGCGGTGACTTCGCGGACGGCGAGTTGGCATGGTCTAGCCTCGACCGCGCCCTGCGCCAGTTCACGCATTGCAACAAGACGGGCGGCAAGGTTCACCCGACACAGAAGCCGGTCGAGTTGATGGAGTGGTGTCTCGGCTTCCTGCCGAACACCAAGACCATCCTCGACCCCTTCATGGGGTCCGGCACCACGGGCGTTGCTTGCGCCCTCACCGACCGTTCCTTCATCGGCATCGAGCGCGAGCCTTCCTATTTCGACATCGCCTGCCGCCGTATCGAGGACGCCTATAAGCAGCCGAGGCTGTTTGCGGAGCCTGTCGCCAAGCCGGTGCAAGAGGCGCTGATATGAAACAGATAGATGGCCTTTGGTGGCCCGACTTTGACGTTCGCTGCCGTAACGCGGTGGTGAATGAGTGCGCTGCTGCTATGCCCCTTGTCCTGCCACTGGTGAAGGAAAAGCGGGTCTGTGTTCAGGCAGGCGGAAACGTCGGCGTCTATCCTCTCGCGCTGGCCAAGGTGTTTGGATTGGTGCTTACGTTTGAGCCGGACGAGGAAAACTACGAGTGCCTCACTCAAAACGTAAGGCTTCCCTATGTCCACGTCTTCAACGCTGCGCTCGGCTCTGAGGTCGGAACGTGCGGCGTCCTTCGCATAGATACCGACAATTGCGGCTCTCACAAGACGCTGCCGGGGACGGCGGTTCCGGTCAAAACGATTGATGGTCTGGCGCTGACGGCCTGCGATCTGATCTGGCTGGACATAGAGGGAGCGGAGGCGGATGCGATTAACGGCGCGAGGGCGACAATCGAGAAGTTTTCGCCTATCATAGTACTTGAAGAGAAAGGGCTTGGCGCTAAAGCCGACTTGCCCGGCTATTCTCGCCTGATGCGGATTGGAAATGACACTGTGTATCGGAGGACATAGATGGATTATGTAGCGCCAGACGGACGGGACCGGATTATCCCTCGGTTCCATATCAAGCCGGTTCGGGACAACTTCCAATCGGAGAAGCAAGGCCGTGAGGTCTGGACCGACGTTGAGTACGTCGAGCTGATCGTTCCGGGCGATAACAAGAACATCGTTGACGTGGCGGTGAAGGACGAACACCGCGACCGCTGGCCTACGAAGTACGCTGCGTTCAAGGCCAACATGGAAGCCCCTGAAAGCGGTACGCCGCTGGATGAGTGGGCAGGCGTGGGCCGCTCGCAGGTAATTGAGCTTAACAGCGTCCACATCCGCACCGTGGAGGCTCTGGCGGGCCTTTCGGACAGCCAGCTTGCCAAGTGCGTCCCGATGGGTGGCCAAGCCCTCCGCGCGAAGGCTCAGCGGTTCCTTGAGCAGACCGAGAATGAGAAGCCCCTTGCGGAGATGACGCAGCGGATTCGTGAGCTTGAGGAAAAGCTGACGCTGGCTCTCCAAGCCAATGCAGAAAAGGTGCCAGCATGAGCGGCCTTGAACGCGACGTGATGTACAAGCCGGGCGCTACCTTCTTTAAAGAAGGCAAGTTCCTCATGTTCCGCTATCAGGCGGATTCGTCTTCCGTCATTGGCCCGCGTGTGGCCACTGAGGCAGACAAGAAGGCCCATGCTTTCGAGTACGAGCGGTATCTTGCGGATGCGTTCAACGATGCGCCGCTTGAAGCTTTCGACCATGACGACAACGGGGAGCCTGGAGGGGTCGCCCCAATCCGCCCGGTGAGTGACGACCACAAGCACGTCCCCGCCGATTACGAAGCCCCTCCGATGCCCAAGAAGCGCGGACGCCCTCCGAAAGCCTAAGCCATGGCCATGAACCTGCTTCAGATTGTCCAGCGGGCGTGTCGTCTGCTGTCCATTCCGGTTCCTACCGAAGTCGTCAACTCGACTGACGCTCAAGTCCAGCAACTGTACGCGCTGGCCAATGAGGAGGGTGACGAGCTAGCAGGGGCGTATGATTGGCAGGTCATGCGACGCCAGCACCTGTTTGATACGGTGGCGAGCGCGGTGCAATCGAGCGCGGTGCCGTCTGACCTCGACCACTTCATCGCTAACTCGTTCTTCAACAGAACGACCATGCGATATATGTACGGGCCGATCACGCCGCAGGAATGGCAGGCGATTCAGGCTCAACCGCAGCTCAACCGCGTGTTTCTGGCCTTTATCGAGCGCGACGGGCAGTTCCTCGTAACCCCGACACCGGGCGCGGGGCAAGAGATTGCCTACGAGTACATCACGGTCAACTGGGCGCAGTCAGCGGCTGGGTCGGCGCAATCGTCCTTCCTCGCGGATACGGACCTGACCTATCTGGACGACAAGCTGTTCCCGCTTGGCCTCCGCTGGCGCTTCCTGAAGTCCAAGGGTCTGGAGTACGGAGAAGATTTCGCGACCTATCAGCGCGAACTCAATCAACGAATGGCTCGCGACGGGGGCAACACAATCATTGATTCAACTGGCGGAAATTATTACGGTTGGGCCACTAATATTCAATTAGGTGGGTTCCCCGGATGACGTCGGAAGTTTCTTTGACACGGGGTTTTGTTGCTCGCGTTGACGACGTTGATGCGGACCTCGCTGACCACAAATGGTGTGCGTCTCTTGTCGGGACGCCAGCCTATGCCGTGCGTGACGTGGGTGGGCGGCAGAACAAGAAACGCCTGCTTATGCATCGCGTCATTGCGGAGCGCATGGGCCTCGACTTGAGCAGCGGGAAGGTTGTCGATCACATCAACGGTGACTGTCTGGATAACCGGCGCTGTAATCTGCGCGCGGTTACGCGGATGAAGAACGCGCACAACCTGACCGGCGAGCGTTCTAACAACACGTCGGGTTATATGGGCGTGAGCTTCGACCCGCGCTATCGGCACAAGTGGGTGGCGTCGATCTACCTCGACTACAAAAAGCACATTGTCGGCCGGTTTGATTCAGCGGAAGAAGCCAACGCGGCTCGCCTTGCTGCGGAGAAAAAGCTGTGGGGTGTACAGCCGCGCCGTGCTGAGGCTCACGCATGATCTTGTTTGTGACCATTGCTGACACCAAAAATCAGGAGACGCAGCGCAAGAAGATCAACGCGCTGTTTGAAGCCTATGTGCCGGGCTACGGCTCGACCTTGCCTGATGTTGCGGACAGTCCCGATGGTCGGTTGTTCTACATCGGCTCGCAAGGCTATCAGAACCGTTCGGGAACGTGGGTGGCGCTATGAGGCAGGCAATGCAGCGTTACGGTCGCCAGCCCATTCGGTCCAGCTCTCAGCAACGGGTGACCATCGGCAAGGCTATTCCGGCTCCGGTCGGTGGGTGGGATGCACAATCCCCGCTGGCCAACATGCCTGCTGAGAACGCGGTCATACTCGACAACTTCATTCCTCGCGCGGGCTATGTCGAACTGCGTAAGGGCTATGTGCCGTGGCAGGAGGGCCTGTCGCTTCCCGTGGAGACGATTCTTGTCTGGCGCGGTGGGTTTGCGTCGGTCGCGGATGACATCTTCGCAGCTTGCGGCGGCTCGATCTTTGACGTGTCGAACCAGGGTGACGCGCCGGTAGAGGTCTATAACGGTGCGGGCAACGCTCAGTGGCAGTGGATTAACTTCGCCAATGACGCGGGGACGTTCCTGATCGCAGCCAACGGGGCTAACGACCCGATTTACTACGAAGGCACGACGTTCACGGATACGGTCATCACCGGCACGGCTGGGGCGATTACGCTGGACCCGCGCACCCTGATCGACGTGATGGATCACAAGGGGCGTCTGTTCTTCGTGCAAGAGGACAGCCTGCGTGTGTGGTTTCTGGAGCCGTTCGCTATCCAAGGCACGGCCAATCTGCTGGACCTAGGCCCCATCTTCGACAAGGGCGGGTCTATCCTTTGTCAGGCCACATGGACGCTGGATAGCGGCTCCGGTGCCGATGATTTGGCGGTGTGGGTGACCACGCAGGGTCAGGTGGCGGTGTATCAGGGCCTCGACCCTTCGGACGCGAACAACTGGGCATTGGTCGGGGTGTATGACCTTGGCTTCCCGCTCTCGCGTCGTGGGCTAATCAAGTACGGCTCAGACCTTGTGCTACTGACCACGGACGGCGTGGTGCCTCTCTCGCAAGCCCTGAAGCTGGACCGCGCACAAGAGAACCTCGTCGCCCTGACGCAGCGCATCCAGAACGCCTTTCAGAAGGCGTCGCAGGCGTATCGGTCCAACTTCGGATGGGAAGGGACGCTGTACCAAAAGGGTACGCTGGCCATTTTCAATGTGCCGGAAGCCCCGCTGTCGCGGTCGGTGCAGTTTGTGCAGAACGTCCAGACGGGAGCCTGGTGCCGGTTCACCGGCATCAACGCGTTCTGTTGGGCTGTGGCCAATGACCAGATGTTCTTCGGCACGACGGACGCGGTGTGTCAGTGGGACACGGGCTATGCGGACGATGAGACGGGCATCGTCGGGGATATGAAGACGGCGTTTAACTACTTCGGTTCGCGCGGCGACCTGAAGAAGTTTGAGATGCTTCAACCCGTCTATCGGATTGCCAACAACATCTCGCCAGCCGTTGAGGTGGTTACGGACTTCAAGGAAAGCATCCCGACTGCGGTTCCGACCACAATCAGGACGACGGGCGCAACGTGGGATTTTGGCGTTTGGGATTCCAGCGTTTGGGCATCCGCGACCGAGACGCGTGATAGCTGGACGAGCGTTACGGGGATTGGCTACTGCGGTGCCGTGCGGTTGAGGGTTGAGCCGGACCCGCTGCTGTTCCTCGACCTTGCCGTTGATGAAGACACGGTGGTTTCGTATGACGGCGATGGCATTGTGTCTATTCAGGAACCCTCCCGCGCCACCAACTCGACCGTTGAGATTGTTGCCTTTAACCTGAAGTTCCAGAACCAGACGGGCGGGCAGTTGTAAGCAAAACGCCCCCGGCGTGAACCGAGGGCGCTTCTGGCTCCGCGAAGAGCTTGCGAGGCCGGGCGCTACTCCGGCTCCGTACTCGCCCGCCAGATAGACGGGTCCAACGAAAGCCTCGTACGGTCAGTGAGCTATTCTCAGCGTGTCTGCTTTCCACGCCGCTCGCAGGACGTATAATGCCTACGCCTTGGAGGAAGCGCAAATGAAATTGGTAAGCGGCCCGTTCTCCCCTCTCGTCGCTCAATGGGTAGCGGACCAGATCGGGCATGGATTGGACTGGGGGCCATGCGAGGCTATCGGGGTTGTCGATAAGCACGATAATCTCATTGGCGGTGTCGTGTTCAACGCGTATCAGCCCCAATATCGGAACATAGAGGTTAGCTTTGCCTCTATCCGTCCCGATTGGTTGACGCCCAACCTAATCAGCGGCATACTTAGCTACCCATTCGATCAGCTCGGGTGCGGCAGGATCACTTCGCTTACTCCGAAAAAGCTTCGGAGGGCACGCCAGTTCCTACAGAAGTTCGGCTTCAAGCACGAAGGACTGATTAGGCGAGGCTATGGCGACGATGACTGTGTTATCTCAGGGCTTCTGGCGAGTGAGTGGCGAGCGCATCGGTTTCGGCGCGAACCGTCCAGTGTCGCCCGTTCAGAAGATCGCTGACCGTCTGCACGCAAAGCCCTTCGGTCTTGGCAATGTCCTTAACCTTCTCGCCAGCCGCACGGCGGCGGATAAAGTCAGCAGACATTTCGCGCGTGACCTTGGACAGTCGGTGACGGTCTTTAGCACCGACACGCTGGCGACCCTTCGCGATTTTGTCGGCCATGTTCTCGGCCTGCGTCCCAAGCCACAAGTGGTCAGGGTTGACGCAAGCGGGCGTGTCGCATCGGTGCAAGACGCACATTCCAGCCGGAATGTCGGCATGGTGGATGGTGTACGAGTATCGGTGAGCCAAGAACTTGGCGTCTTTGCTTGCGCCAAAGAAGCCGTAACCGCTCGGGTTTCTCGCGCCATTCCAAATCCAGCAATCACCGCTCTGATCGACGTAGCGGAAAAAACGAACGGTTGGGTCTTCGGTCTTTCTAGGCATGAAGCCACTCTAGCCTTTTCGGAGGTAGTGTAAAGTGTCTAAACCGCGCCCGCCCGCAGCACCCGATCCTGTCCAGCTTGCGAACGCGCAGGGGGCTGCAAACACGGCTACTGCCCGTGAGCAGCAGAGGCTGAATCTCATCGGAACGTCTGGCCCGCAAGGCACGACGCGATATGTTGCCGACCCCACTCAACCAGGTGGCTACCGTCAAGAAACGACGCTTTCGCCCGGTGAGCAGCAGAACTACGACCGCTCCACGTCTGTCTATGGTGGTGCGCTCGATACGGCTGGGCAGCAGATTGGCCGCGTGAACGATGCGCTTGGCCGTCCGCTGAACACCGAGGGCCTGCCGGAGTTGCAAGGCTTTGACGCGCCTAACTTTGACCGCCAACGGTTTGAGGATTCGGTTTATGCGAGCCGAACACGTCGCCTTGACCCGCAGTTCGACCGCATGGAACGCAGTCAGGACGCGAGACTTGCCGCTCAGGGCCTTGGTGCAAACAGCGAGGCTACGCGAAATCTACGACAGGATTTTGCAAGAGATCGAACAGACGCCTATTCCAACGCCGCCAATCAAGCCATTCAGGCCGGTGGTGATGAGCAATCTCGCGCGATTCAGCAAGCCATTGCGGGCGGGACATTCGGTAATCAGGCGCGGACGCAGGGCCTGCAAGAGCGGGCTTACGTCCAGAATCAGCCGCTTCAGCAGCTTCAAGCTTTGTTGGGAACCGGCACTGTCGGAATGCCTCAAGGCATTCAGTACACGCCCTCCAGCGTAGGCCAGACGGACGTGCTGGGGGCTAATCAGATGAGCCTCAACCAGCAGAACCAGAACTATCAGGCGCGGGCGGCGCAACAGCAAGCCTTGATGAGCGGTCTGTTCCAACTTGGCGGCGCGGCGATTGGTGCCTCTGATCGGCGGCTGAAGCGCGACATCAAGCGCGTCGGCACGATGGCGAATGGCCTGCCGGTCTATGAGTATCGCTACGTTTGGGGCCGCAAGCGTCACGTCGGGGTGATGGCTCAGGACGTGCTGAAGGCTGGCATTGATGCGGTTGTCCGTCACTGGACGGGCTTCCTCATGGTCGATTACGGGAAGCTGTAAAAATGCCCGCTCGCCCCCCCATGCCTGCCCCTCAGTTGCTGGAAAGCCCTGCGGTTCGCCGTTCGGCAATGCTGGCCAAACTGCTGGAGGAACAACGCAAGCCGGTCGATATTCGAGGCGGCTACGGCGAGCTTGGCGCTCGTCTGCTTGCCCAAGGCATCACGCAATGGGGTGCGAACCGTGCTGAGAGGGAAGTAGGCCAAGAGCGTCAGCAACGCTTTGAGGGCCAGCTTACCGGCACCAACGCGATGTTGGCTGGCCTTCTTGCGAGGTCGGGTCGCGGCGAAGTGCCGGAGACTGAAATGCCCGCGCCCATGCCTGACCCGAGTGCAACCGCTCCGACTGCGACTGCTGCGCCGGTCAACCAAGTTATGGGGTCCAATCTGCCCGCCGCTGGCCAACCTATTCCGCCTGCCGATGTACCGCCCGCTGCGCCAGTCCCGATGGCTCCGGCCTTGACGCCTATGCCTATGCCGGAAGCCCCGCCTGTTGCTGCGCCCGCTCCGCAAATGGCCCCGCCGCCCGCGCCGCAAGCCGCGCCTAACGCGCTCGGCATTACGCCGGGCGAGCAAGCACGGCTTGAGCGCCTTGTCCGCGTCGCGCAAGAGACTGGCGACCCTGCTCTGCTGGCATATGTGCAAAGCGAGCTAGACGGGATCGAGGCCCGTATGTCTGCGCCTAGCGCGGAGAGAAACCAAATCATCGACCGAAACGGCGTTAGCTACATGGTCGATCCGGCTGGCGTGGGTTCGCCGCGTCAAGTGTTTGAAGGCTCTGGCGTTCCGGCAGCGTCGCAAACCGACACGTTTTTGGCTGACGAAAACAACGAGTTTGGCGTGTCGCCGGGAACGCTTCTTCAGCGAAGCCCGAATGGCGTCATTAGCGTTGTCAACAAGCCGCCGGAGGGAATGTCGCGGATTGGCGGGCGTGTCGTCAACGAGCCGGGTTACGTTGACGCGACCTCCGAGCGGCAGCGCACGACGCAGAACATTGAAACCGAAAACAGGCGAGAACAAGAGCGGCCTCAGTTTGAGTCGCGCCTTGGCCGTATTGCTGAGACGACGACGACAATTCAGGAAGAGGTTGCCTACGCTCAACGCATCATTGCGGCTAACCCAGACGCGGTTGGCCTGATCGGCTCTGTGGCAGCTCGCATCCCCGGCACTCCGGCGCATGACCTTCAGAAAGCCCTTGAGTCCATCGGAGCAAATATCGGCTTTGAGTACCTTCAGGATATGCGCAACTCTAACCCGACTGGTGGCGGGGTTGGTGCGCTGTCTGATAGCGAGCGCAACGCCCTTAGCTCTACGGCAGGTTCGCTCGCGCAAAGCCAATCGGCTGACCGTCTGAATATGTCGCTGGGTCGCATTTCTCGGCTTACGCAAGCCGGTTCTGACCGTGCGCGTCAGATGTACGAGGCCACCTATCGTTCGCAGGCTCCTTCGCAAGAGGAGCCTCGTCCGCAGCCTCGCAACCCGCGCCCGGCATCGCCCGCTCCACGCGCTCCGGCTCCCGCTGCCCCGCGTCGGTCTAACGGCCAAACGCGCCGCTATAACCCCAACACGGGCCGGCTTGAGTAGATGGAACCAGACATCGAAATCGTTGCCCCTGACGGCACCGTAATCAAGTTTCCTGCCGGGACGCCTGACGAAGAAATCGTGCGCGTCATGCAGGAGAACTTCGGCGGTCCCGAGGATGCGGAGTATTACTCCGAACCTGGGATGACCGAGGACAACCCGATTGACCTGACGACCATCGACCGCTCTACGCCGGAAGGTCAGGCGTTGGTGGCCAGCCTGACGCGCGGGACATGGGTGAAGGGCGCGGACGGCACTGTCTATGCGCTTCCGCAAGATGCTCGCGAGGGCGTGGTGACGGTTGGCGATGAGCCGCTTTCGCCCGGCCTTGTGCAGCGTCCGTTCTCCGCTGTCGAGGACGTGGCCAAGTCGTTTCCGACCGGCGTTGTGGAGGGAATTACGGGCCTCGCGGGGATGCAAGGCACGATTGCTCAGATGGCCGGTGGTCAGCCCGGTCAGTATATGCCCGGCTTTGGCATCGTCGGACCTACTGGCGAGCAACTGAATGAAGGCGTCCGCGACATGATCGGACGCGACTATTACCAGCCGCAAGGCATGGCTGGCGAATACTCCCGCACGGCTGGTGAGTTCCTGCCGGGTATCGTCGCACCGGGCGGAACGGGTGCCAAGCTTGCCTCATGGCTTGTCCCTGCTGCTACGAGCGAGACGGCAGGCCAGATTGCACGGAGCATGAGCGGCGGTCAGCGCGACACGGCTGCGGAAGGTTACGCCCGCATGGGCGGCGGTCTGGTTGGCGGCTTGGGTGTCGGAGCGACTAACGCCTTGCGTGGCGGTGGAGACGTTGCGCTTCGTGGCGCGGCTGAAGGCGTCACGCCTCAGCAGTTGCAGATGGCTGCGGCCCTTCGCCAGCGTGGCGGATTGCTTGGCGTTGACCTGACGAACGCGGAAGCCGTGCAGCAGGCCACGCGCGGCGGCACCGGCCTTGGCCGTTTGCAGCGTGTTGTGGAAGGCCAGACAAACCGCATGGCCCCGTTTTTCGCGCAACGCCCTGCACAGGTTGAGCGAGCTATCGGTGGCGAACTGGACCGCATCGGCCCTAGCGTAGAACCGTCTGCGCTCGCGGGACAAACCCAAGAGGCTGCGGGGGGCGTTCTTAATCGGATGCGCCAGCGCGTCAACGCAAATGCTGACCCGTTTTATGAGGCGCTGCCGGGGCAAACTGTGGATGAGGGCGCGATGGCCTTTCTCAACAGTGACCCGACATATCAAGCGGCGTCACGGCAGCTTATGGGCCAGCCGGAACTTGCGGCGCTTGTGGCTGCCCCGCCAAATGACATTTCGACGATCAATCGCGTAATCCAGCAAATGGATGAGCTTGAGGAAGCGGCAACGCCTGCGATTGGCAACACGCAAGCTAACCGGACGCTATCTTCTCAACGCGGATCGTCGGCTGAGATTGCAAAAGAGATAGCCGCTCAAGCGTCGCCTGATTACCGCACGGCCCTTCAAACGGGGGCAACTGGAAGGGCGGCGTTTGTCGACCCGCTAGCGCGCGGACCTATTGGCACGATTGCTGGTCAATCCGATGTGCGGCCTAATCTGGTGGCGCAAACGGACGCCTTGTTTCCCGCACAGCCGTTTGAAGGCCAAGCGGCGGAAACCGCTCGCGCTCTTGAGTTGATGGGCGAGATTGACCCTAGCGTGGGTGGCCCGCTTGTTCGTCAGCATCTGGCCCGCCAAGCGATGGAAGCACAACAACTGCTTGCCACGGGTGACAACCAGTTTGGCGGCGCTAACTTTGCTGCCCGCGCGTTCGGCAATCCGGAACAGCGCCGCACCGTCATGGGCGCGCTGGACGTTGTGAATCGCCCTGACCCTAACATGGCGTTCCCTCCGCTTAATGCCAACGCGCCGGGCGCTCGCGGTTCGGACCCAATGGCCAACCTGGTTGAGGTTCTGCAAGCGACTGGACAACGGGCGCGGGCCGGGTCGGAGACAGCGTTTAATCAGGAGTTTCAGCAGCAGCTTCGTGGCGGCAACGTCGGAAGCAATGTGGTGCGCGGCGGCATGAACATCCCCGGCATCCCCGGCCAACTCGCCAAAGGCTTTGACGACATGATTGCCCGCCGCAACGCCGAAACGCTTGCGGACCTTCTCATGGCCAACTCCGACGAGTTTAGCGCCCGGCTGACCCGCGCAATCAATCGCCCGCGTGGCGCTAACCGCATCCGTGCGGGCGTCACCCTTAGTGCAGGACAGGAAGACTAAATTGCGCAACGGCTCTGGGAATTACACGGCTCCGGCCAGCACTTGGAACCCCGCTATTCCGGGTCAGACGATCCTGTCTGACGACTGGAACGCGCTGCTGTCGGACCTTTCGACGGCTATTACGCAGTCCATTGCATCGGATGGCCAGACCACCACGACGCTTGCCATCCCGTTTGCCCAAGGTGTGCGGGTTAGCAGCGGCTCGCTTGGAACGCCGTCCATCGGGGTGATTGGTGACACTGACACCGGCATCTATTTCCCCTCGGCTAACACCGGCGCTCTGGTGGGCGGTGGTGTGGTCGCAGCGACGTGGAACGCATCGGGCCTGAGCATTGTCGGCACTCAGACGCTTACCGGCTTGACCGTCACGGGCAACACGTCGCTTGGCGATGCTATCGGCGACACGCTCACGGTGACGGCAACCAGCACGTTTGCAAGCCCCGCGACGTTCAATGACCCCGCGACGTTCACGGATACGGTCACGGTGCCGGACGCGTCGTTCACCAACGCCAAGCTGGCCAACATGGCTACGCTGACCATCAAGGGCAGGGTCACGGCAGGCACGGGCGTTCCGGAAGACCTGACCGCTACGCAGGCCACAACCATCCTCAATGCGGTTGTGGGCGATAGCGGAACGGGCGGAACAAAGGGCCTGGTCCCAGCTCCGGCTGCTGGCGATGCGGCTGCGGCCAAGTTCCTTAGCGCGGCGGGAACGTGGGCTGCTGCGGTTCCTGTCGGCTCGATCACCATGCACGGCGCTAACACCGCTCCGACCGGCTGGCTGGAGTGTGACGGCGCTGCGGTGTCTCGCACGACGTATGCCGCGCTGTTTACGGCTATCGGCACAGTGTTTGGGACTGGCGACGGGTCCACGACCTTTAACGTGCCGGATATGCGCGGCGAGTTTGCGCGGGGTTGGGATGACGGACGAGGCATTGACCCTGCCCGTGCGTTCGGTTCGGCGCAGGCTGATGAGTTTGAGGCTCACGTTCACTCGGTGTCGCCTCCGGTCGCTTCTAGCGAGGGCGGCCAAGGTGCGACGACGACCGGAGCGTCGGGTGGCGGCGAAACCATCACGGCTTATGACACGGCCTCGACCGGAGGCACCGAAACCCGTCCGCGCAACATTGCGCTGCTGTACATCATCAAGTTCTAGGGCAAGCCATGACGACGCCTCCGCGCAAGACTTATCAGGAACTTGGAACGCAAAGCACGTTCGTTGGCACCGACCTGGTTGCAGCGGCGCGCGGCACCGAGGCGCTCAAGACCGTAACGGGCGCGGTTCTGGCGACCTACATTGAAAGCGCGCTCGATCTTGGCACGATGGCCGATCAGGACGCTAACGCTGTCGCCATTACGGGCGGCTCCGCTACCGGCCTGACGGCTGTTACCATTACGACCAACTCCACGGTTGGCCTTGCTCCGCTGCGAGTTGGAACGCAGGGCGATACGGCTACTGATTCCGGCATCGTCATCTCGCGCAACATGAACGATGCGGGCGTTGATAACGGTCACGGTTTCGTTGAGCGGAGCCTTTACCGTCGTCCGGGCGGATTGGCTTTTGCCGCCTTCGATGCGTGGACTTCAATGCAAGGCGAGTCGTTTGACCACTGGGCTGGGTTCCAAGACCGGCCTGCCTATCAGGCGGGTTCTGGCGCTCAAACGATGGCCGATATGTACGGCTTCTTTACAAAGCCGTCGATTGACACTGGCACCGTCGTTGATCGTTTCGGGGCCTACGTTGCGGCGCCTACGTTGGAGAATGGCGGGGCCATAACCAACCAGTACGCCTTCTATTCGGAAGCCCTGACCACGGGCACGAACAACTGGCTGATCTACACGCCGGGGACCATGACTTCCCAACTCGGGAACAAGGTCATTGTCGGTCAATACGGCACGTCCTCGACTGAGCCGGGAGTGGTGGTCTCGCGGAACCTGAACGACGCCAGCACGGTCAGCGGTCATGGCTTCGTGGAGGCCACCTACTTCCGTCGTGGTGGGTCTTCGGCCTTCGCGGCCTTCGACGCCTACACGACGATGGCTGGCAACGCCTATGACCACTGGGCGGGGTTCCAAGATCGACCGTCGTTCCAAGCCTCCGTGGCTGGCCAGACGATGACGAACATGTACGGGTATTTCACCCTCCCGACGATTGACACGGGAACGGTGACGAACCGCTACGGGGCCTATGTCGATGCGCCGCTGCTGCAAAACGGCGCGGTGGTTACGAACCAGTATGGGTATTACACAGTTGCCCTGACTGGCGCGACGAACAATTGGGCGTTCTATTCGGATGGCGCTACCCCCTCGCGGTTCGGTGGGCCGGTTACCCTTGCTGGCGGGGCCAACGCCGTGCCGCTGACTGCTTCGGGCTATTCCCTGACCGGCTCCAACGCCTCGGCAGGCATTAGCCTGACCGGAACGTGGAACACGTCGGGCGCTCCTGCTGCGTTGAGCATCGCCATCACCAACACGGCGTCCGCTGCAACGTCGCGGATTATCAAGACGACGGTCGGCGGCTCTGACGTGTTCACCGTTAGCCCTGCTGGCGCGGCGTACTTCGCCAGCAAAGTCAGCATCGGCACGACGGGCACGAACGCTCAGGTCAACATCGAGGCCGCGCCTAGCGACACTCACGGCCTGCTGCGTCTGCAATCGGCCAGCACGGCGGACAACGTCGGCATCACGCTGTGGGCCAGAGCCTCCGGCGCTGCGGCCAACGCTCGGACGTGGCAAATCGCTAGCAACTATGCTGGCACAGGCAACCTCGACTTTCTCCGCAGCACGACCAGCACCGGCAACCCGACCGTTGCAACGGCCTCGTTTACCCGAGACGGCAGTTTCGGCCTCGGCACGGCTAGCCAGTTTGGCTCAGGCACTTTGGTGATCGGCATCGCCAACGCAACCGTTGTTCCTAGCGCCAACCCTACGGGCGGGGGCGTTCTCTACGTTGAGGCTGGTGCGTTGAAATATCGGGGCAGTTCCGGCACCGTCACGACGTTGGCGTTGGCCTAAAATCACCATACCATCACAGACCAGATTGGAGACTGACCTATGACCGCTCAAGAGCATATCGACGCCATCGGGCGCGCGCTTATGAAGTCCGAGGAAGCCGTCAAGGCGATGCGTAAGGCCCTAAAGCTGGTTGAAGAGCATCACGCCATCCTTCATGCTCGGCTGGACAAGGCGCAGAAAGCCTATGCGGCATCGCGTGACGGCGACAACATCGTCGCTTTCAGTGGCGGCACCGACAAGCCCCCGGTCGACGACCCGGATGGGCCGATCAAGCCATGACGGCGTGGCAAGAACTCGTCAGCCTTCTATCGGCTGTTCCGCTTTCTGTTTGGTACGCAGGGGCGACGTTTGCTGTATTTGGGGTCTGTTTCCTGGCTTACAGGTCGGAGCCTGCAAAATACGCAGACCTGATGGGTGTCAGCGCCCTGCTGGCCGTCGTGTTTGTCATCAATAACCTGTTGGTGATGCTATACGGCTTCCCAGAGGCCATTCTGGCCGCGCCAGTGCTGGACTTTTTTTTGGCCGGGATGATCTATCGGGCGTGGCTGAAAAATCGCGAGCCGTGGAAAGTCGTGGTAGTGGGGAGCCTTGTCGCGCAACTTATGCTACATGTCGTCGTGATTTCCATGTGGAAGCTGGACACGCTGACGCAGCATGCGCTGTATCTGTATGTCGTGGCTGTCAACGCGTTTTTCATCGTTCAACTCTTGGCCCTTGGGTGTGTCGGGGTGGGTCATGGTCTGGATCGGCTTCGCACTTATCTGTCTGGCCGCCGGGGTGATGATCTTGTGCCGGATGCTCTCCAATGAGCGCCCCGACGCTGGACGTCCTTGCAAACGAGCTAAAGCACCTGACTGACCGTGCCGACAAGCTGGAGGAGCGGCTGGAGGCGGTGATGAAGGTCCAACGTTGGCAGATGGGCATGGCTGTCGGAGCCGGAGCGGTCCTAACGCTGCTGTTGCCGAAGATTTCTGCCGCCTTGGGGCTGACGTGACCGACACGCCGATCAACGCGCGAGAGGTGCCTCCGGTTCACACATCGGAGCGCGTCAAAGCGTTCATCGGCGACCTCGCTCGCCCGTTCGCTATCATTGCCACGTCCTACGCAGCCGCCCACGCTACCATCGTCATCTCGTCCAAGGTTGAGAATGGCAACGACGGGGCTATCTTCGCGGGGGCCTACTTCCTCGGGGTGGCTACGCTCTATGGGGCCAAGGCCGTTGAGGCTATCAATACCGCCCGCGCTCGCCGTGACGTGGATGTGGCGCAAGTGAACGCAGGAACGACGCAATGACATACGCGCTAGGCCCAAAATCCCGCGAACGCCTGATCGGGGTGCATCCGAAGCTAGTTGCCGTCGTGGAGATGGCAATTCAGCTAACCAAGCAAGACTTCATGGTTCTGGAGGGCGTCCGCTCTCCAGCGCGGCAGGCGGAACTTTACGCGCAAGGCCGGACCAAACCAGGTCCAAAGGTGACGTGGACGCTCAAATCCAATCACTTCGTCAACCCGACAACCGGCTTTGGCCATGCGGTCGATTTGGTTCCGTACCCCGTGGACTGGTCGCACAAGAAGCTGGACGTGGTTGCCAAGGCCATGTTTGCCGCTGCTGACACGCTGGATACCCCTATCCGCTGGGGTGCTGACTGGGACCGTGACGGCAAGCCCCGCGAAAAGGGCGAGAGCGATAGCCCGCATTTCGAGCTTGTGCTGTGATGCTGGGCCTCGACAAGCTCTCAACCCGCTTCGTCCAGATTGGCGCTGTCGTTGTCGTGCTGTGTTTTGTGCTGGCCGTGCTGACTATGTGCCAAGCCCGAAAAGAAGCCGCTACAGCCAATGCGAAGGCCCGAGAGGCTACCGGACAAGCAAGCGCCGGTTCTGCCGCTGTACGGGCCACTGAGGGGCGTTACGAGCGGGATGCGGCTACGGATGCACAGACGCAGGCCAATGCGGACTTTATTGAGGGAGCGGACAATGCGGAACAAGACGCTGGCGAGGCTGGCCGTAGGGGCTGGGTTGCTTACTGTCGCCGGGTGCGGAACGACCATCCAAAGTGCGCTGGACTGTAGCAAACTTATTGGCCCGTCCCTTCGCGCTGACGTTCCGGTAACACCACCTCCCGAAGAGAATCTTATCGGAGGGTGGGTCACGGTTGCTGACGCTCGCCATGCGGACACGGACAAGGCCAACAACCGCGCTAACACCGTGATTGAGATATGCGATGCGGTAGGGGTCGAGAACGCGAAACTTACGCGCCGTTCTTGGTGGCCCTTCTAGCCCACCCCCTCCCGCGCAAGAAGGGCGAGACACCGATCAGCCCGGTCGAAAGCATGGGCGCGAGACTGCGAATAGACCTTCTCGTCCAGTTCATCGGCGCTGAACATGAAGGCGCTCGGGTCGATAATCCGCGCCACCTTCTCCCGCAGCCCTACCATAGAGGGGGACGCGACCGGATTTTGTTGTGAGAACCGCCATCCCATGACGAAGGCTTGCTGCGACCCGGTGTCTGAACAGGCTTCCCGGGCGGCACTCCACACGGCGTCTGGAGTCCCTACCATAGAGGGGGCTGGGGATGCTGCGGGAATCGGCGACCATGCGACAGCGCCAACGTCTGGACCGTTCGGGCAGTCCTTGAGCCACACGCGCTCCATGCCGTCCTCATCCGCAGCGGCGAGAAACAGCACGGTTTCGGCGCAGGGGATTTCGGTCAGGTCGTAGTTCCACCGCCAAGCCACCGGCGCGGAGGGAGAGACGGGGGCGGTCATTCTGTCGGCCTCCATGCGACGGGGTAGAAGCACTTGCTGCGCTCCCAGTTTCCGTTGCCTTCGATGATGGTTTCGCCCTCGCCCCAGTGGCGCAGGTCGGGCAGCATTGGGTGGGTCGCGCGCGACTGAATGCGAGCCTCGCGTCCATCCTTGTCGATGCCAATAATCCACGTTCCGTCGAGCGGCGCAGACTCCATGTCGAGTGTATCGTCCATCACGCCCCTCCCTTCAGGCTTGCAAGGGTGGCTCGGCGGAAGTCGCCCCACGTCAGCCGTGACTGTTGCCCCCCTTCACTCCATGTGGCCTCGAAGGCGGTGCGGTCGGATGGGAAAAGAGCCACGCCAAAGCCGTTCGCGTCGATAGCCTTTCCTGCTTTCGCAAACGGCTCCAACGCCTCCCGCATCACCTCCCTATCATGGGAGAGGGACTCGATCAGGGCGGCGGCTTCTCGCATCAATGATGCGCGGTCGGTCGTGGCCTTGCGACCCATCGTTCGCGTGATCTCGTTGTCCTGAATATCGGCGCTGGCCCGAAGCTGGTGCACGATGATGATGCGCGACTGGACGCCGGTCGTTTCGGGCGGAAACAGCTTCACCCCAGCCACGTCCGAGGGGGCTGCGGGAATGGGAGAGGGGGTGTCGAAGACCAGCTTCCCGCCGCCGTCGCAGAACAACTGTTCGCAGCCTTGGCAGGTCCACCCTTGGATTTCGCCGCCACATTTCTGACAGTTCATCATCGGTCATCACCTTTCAGGTATTGGATGAAGGCCCCCACGAAGGCCAAGGTCAGCAGCGCGAAGAGAACAGCGCCTGCGATTTGCGCGTCGGTCATCCTGGCTCCTTGTTCTCGGGAGATTGTTGGCGGGCAGCGGCGATCAGTTCCAGCACGGTGGCGGGGTTGGCGGCTGCGATGAAGGCGGCGTCCTTTGCTGGCTGTTCAAACCAACCCTCCCAAGGCATTTTGCCACCGCACTCTGCGATCAGCGCGCCGTTCATCTGCGCATCGGGCCAGACGCTCATTTCTCCTTGCGCCGAGCCGTTGTCATTGTGGCCTCGGAACCACGGGCCTAGCGTCGCCGCCTCCGCCAGCCGTTCCAGTTCAGTCCATCTGTCCGCGCTCATTCCCCGGCTCCTTTGGCGCGAAGGACTTCGCCGATCTTGTCGATGTGGAATTCCGCAAGGATGCCTGACCGCTCCCAATGCCCGGTGCGGATGAAATCTGTGTCGGCGTCTTGCAGGGTTTCGAGGATGGCGTAGCGGGCTAGGTTCTCGTCGGTCTGTGGGACCGTAACCTTCGCGGTGATCGCAACGGTGAAGGTCAACTCCCTCGACCCCGCCTCGGCTACCTCCAGCCGTGCTAGAAGATCAGTCATGTGACGTTCCTTTTGGTTCATCGGCGGAAGGGCCGCTCGATACCTATCGAGCTTGCAGTTCTGGTCATGCGGCCACCGACAAGCTGTCGAGAGCGCCCCACTGAGTTGCCATCGCCTCGGCAATGCACGGAAAGAACCGAGCGCGCTCCTTGGCCGTCTTCCCTTGGTGGAAATAGGTGCGGTATGGCTGGCCGGCGCGAGCGCCTGTCTTGCGGATGTATATAGCCGCTGGCGCGACATCTATTGGCGGCATCGTTTTAAGCAGCGGAAGCCCGCGAAGCCACAGGCACACCCGCTTCCTGATCGGGACGCCGAAATCAAACGGGTTGACCTCTTGATCCTGCTTGCGGAAGGCGGT